GTATTAATTCGGTCTATGAAAAGAATCCATTTGTGCTATCAGCTTTCAACAAAGCAAAGCTAGATAAGAAGTGGGCAGACGAGGATAAGCGGCGATCTCTTGGTATGATCAACTGGATTAATCAGGCAGAGAACCCAGCCTTGACTGCTCAACGACGAGCAAAAGAATTATCGGATGCCACCATGGCCGGTCTAACCCCATCTACTCGGATGTTATACAACGCAGACGGCACACGCCGCTCTGTTGAAGACATCGGTAAGTCCACATCCTTTGTACGTAACAGCATGAGTTGGTCTGATCCAAACAATCCTGATCCGTACAACCAAGTTAGTGGCCTAGCTCGAACACTCGAGACAAGCACATGGAAAACTGATGTAGTTGCATTCGGTCAACAAGCAAAGGATGCAGAAGAGGCACGGATTAAAGAACGTGATGTCTCACGTGCATACCAAGACATGCGCTTTAACCAGATGAAGGTAGACAAGATGTCTATTGCTAATGAAACCTTAAACACTTATAAGGGTCCCGACCAAATCGAGCGACCACTATGACCAACAAGAAATGGAGCACCTGAATGGGCGGCAAGCCAAAGATTTCAGGAGGCATGTCAGCATCAGAGCATGAAAAGCTTCTAGCTGATGAGCGCCGATATGCAAAGGAGCAGGAAGACTTCCGTCGTGCGCAAGCACTACAAGACGAGAAGGACCGTATTCAACGAGCGAAGGACGAGAAAGATCGTCAAGACAAAGAAGAACTTGCTCGCATCGCTAACATCAAGGAACAGGAAGCCATGGCTGTCTCCGAAGGTGATGGACAAGAGTCTGCACGAAAGAAGCAGAACATCAAGAACCTCGACTTCTTTACCGCACTAGGTACTGGTGTCGTTAATCAGGGGATTAAACCCAAGTGAATCTACTATCAAGGTTTCAAATCCTTGATGGCCAGCGCCTCTCTAAGATGAACCGCTCACGCGGTTGCGCTGCACTTACCATTCCACTACTGTTGCCACCGGATGGCTGGGGCGAGGAGCTATCGCTTCCTCAAACCTACAGTTCCGTCGCAGCACGTGGAGTAACCTCACTAAGTTCCCGTATCCTGAGTGCGTTGATCCCCCTCAACGACTCTCCCTTCTTCGCCTTTGGCATGAAGGATGGATCGGCACCACCACATGAGGTCGCAGCATATCTAGAGACCCTGAGCTATCAGGTATATCGAAAGCTAATCAGCACCAACCTACGAGAGACCGTCTTCCAAGCACTACAGTCATTGATTGTAGCTGGAGACAGTCTCATTATGATGGATGACGATTACTTCTTCTGCACATATCGCCTCGACCAGTTCGTCGTACAGCGTGATGTGATGGGCGAAGTGATTGAACTCCTCCACCTCGAGTACGAAGTCGTCGATCCAAACGATATCCGGTTCCAAACCGGTGACATCGAGCACATCAACGGCTTCCGTACCTTGGTCTGTCAGTATCTATACAATGAGGAGACTCATCTGTGGACGTACCATAAGGAAGACTCCGAAGGAGTCATGGTAGGCCACGGAGAGTACATCGTTCCACCGTTCGCCGTCCTTCGTTGGACCGCAATGACCGGCGAGAACTATGGCCGCTCCCACTGCGAGGACATCATCGGAGATCTCAAGTCTCTAGAGGCGTTCACTCGCGCACAGATCGAAGGACTAGCTGCCGCATCCACATTCTGGATTGCAGTAGACCCGTCCGGTACCACCGAAGTAGACGACATCGCGAAGAGCCGTAATGGCTCCTTCGTTGCTGCCCGTCAAAGCGACGTGTACACGATCTCACCAGCTACCACCATGACATCACAGGTTCAAGCAGCGAGTTCCGCTGTCGAGAACATGCGTCGTGAGGTAGGCCAAGCGTTCCTATCCACCGGTCAGGCCATCCCAAGTGGTGACCGCGTCACGGCAACCGCCGTCCGCATGATCGGTTCAGAGCTAGAGACCATCCTCGGTGGTGCTTTCTCAAGCATCGCCCGCACCCTCATGGAGCCAATCGTCAAGCGCTGCCTAGTGCAGATGCTCGATGACGAGCTACTTGATCAGCGGCTCACCGAGCAGTTCTTCGCTGAAGACTCTACCCTCGCGGTAGATATCATCACCGGACTACAGGCTCTCAGCCGCGACTCAGACCTTCAGAAGCTCATGCAAATGGGCGAGATGGTCCGCAACCTACCACCAGAGGCTATCAAGACATTCCGTTGGGATGCCTATAGCTCCGCTCTCATCTCCGCGCTTGGCTTCGATCCACGTATGTGGGTCAAGGACGAGGCAACTGTTAAGGAAGAGGCTGATGAAGCCACTCAACAGCAGATGAAGAACAACACTCAGGGTGCGGTTGCTCAAGCCGGAGCTCAAGCTGCCGGACAAGCAATGGGCGGCATGGCTCAAACAGCTATGCAAGACCCAGCTATCGCTGAACAGGCAATGCAGACCATGCAGGAAGGAATGCAGCAATGAGTATTCAAGGAATCTCAAGCACAATGCGTCATATCACATCGGTTAATCGTTTAACCTATGTAATGGATGCATCACCAGCAACCAGTGTTACGCTGTTTGTTAACAAAGCACAGTATGCTGGACGGTACTCGACTATTGATGATGCACAACTTGCAGCACAAGGTCTACTAACCAAGTGTGGTTGTTCAAAGCCAGCTGAGCGAATACTAAATATTCCACAAGAAATTGTATCGCCGGGACTACGAACATACCTATCACTACCTAATTGGGTAGATATTAATGTTGAGTATGATACAGTAGGGCTATTTATGGCATACAATCCCAATCAAACAAGACAATCTTTAAGCGGTAATCCGGTTGTCTTACAACTATCTGGGACAGATAAGAATGTTTCTTTATATGTAAAGAAAAGTTTTTCTCCTATTACTGCAAATATACTAGTAGACCCAGTTACCGATGGATATACACGAATAAATGTATTTCCAGCATATCTAATTGTTAGTCAACTAGAGTATGTTAGGTTTAAACCAAATCATTACTACTCACCCCCATACCCGGGGGTTCCCACTGCTCTAGAGCTAATAACAGTAACAAATCTAAGTGATAATGGATCTGCTGTAGATACATTTAACATGAACTACAATGCACTGGTATAACACCAAACACCCATAAGAAGGGACTATATGCCACGAATTACATACGTACCGGCAACACATCAGAACTCTAGTTCCTTTCCGGAAGACTCTACGTCATATGCAGTATGGGGTGTAGCGTGGGACCCAACAGGAATCGGGTCAACCCACAAATCTATTACTCCATTGGTCAGACTAAACTATGATCCAAACGTTGCTCTGGCTGGAGATAGACGAAGATACACAGACAACACAAACCTACCGACTTTACCCGCCAAGGTAAGCGCATCTTTAGAAGTCTTGCGTGGACTACCGCCATCACGTCGGGTTTTATTTCCAAACTTCCTTCAAGATGACGGAGTAGGTGGAGGAGACTTAGATAACTCAACCCATTACCGAGCCAACACCAACACAAATATTGTAGTTGGTGGTGTTAACTGGGATTCCCCATTCCAGTATCATGCAACCTCATCTCAAACACTGGATGCAAAGAATTATTTCAAGGCTTATATCGAAGCAGTGGAAAAAAACAATGCACACTTCAGTGATATAGTTGATGACTTTGAAGCGTGGGAAGCTTGGAGTTTGGGTGGTGCCCGATTGACCGGTGCCGCCATGGCGGTGTGGCAAACAACGGGAGACGCCCGCCTAGTAGGACAATGCGTTGCAGACTCTAGGTTTACTGACAACGCGCACGGAGATCTTACACGCAATAAGTCATGGAGTAAGATCCTAACAGATACTTATTTCAACCTAACCGGCACAGTAGCTACCGATTCAACCATCATGGCAAACTGGATTGGACGAACAACAAGTACCGACTATGAAGGATCATCTCCATGGTCTGTCCCAAATTCGTATTACTCTTGGGATAAAGCTATGCGGCAGGTTACTGAAACACACCGTGTTGAGCACATCTATAAGCAAGTATTTACAAAGCCGTGGTTTACTGGTAAGTATTCTAACTACGACACACAAAACACGTCACACACCGAGTGGCAATACCTACGAGATTACAATACTCACTACGGACTTACTGGTGGACTAATCCACCGTAGTACCAAAGTAACTCCATCGCCTGTTTTCTACGGAGTTCTTGGTGGTCTCTATACTTGGGGATATAAAACAACACCAACCACTGACGCGGAGCGTTATAGCTTTCAACCATCCGGGGGTGGAGTTACCCAATACGCCAATAACCCATACATTGTTTTCACTATGGACATGCAATATACACGGTCCATCATCCGGGAAAACAGTAATGGGTTTAGGCCGTGGGTAAGAAACCCAGCAGATACTTGGGATACTTGTCAATACGCATACGATACTCGCTACTGGAATGAAATGATCTACCACACAGCGCTTAGCGGAGCCAACCCCTTTCTGTTCTTCCAATCACAGAACCTAACCTGTGAACCACTACATGCTTGTCTCAAAGAGATCAAGGGAATTTCAAAGAACGGAACATTTAAACCATGTTCAAACGCTAACTCAAGCTCATCAGAGATATCCGATAGAATTAAACTAAAGGATCAGTATGAGAAGGGCTGTGTTAGTGGCGGTGAAATTCAAAGTGGACTACTACAAGGACAAAAACTCTGGAGAGTTACTGTTCCACCGCATCTCATCAACGGCAGCGGATCAACAACGGTAACTATTACCGTAAACGGTGTAAACGTATCCGAAGTAGTAACATCAACAAGCCGTGGGTTCTGGTATCTTAATGATACCGCCCCGGTAATCGTATCAACAATAGCAACACCATAACAACAGGACTTTAAATGTCAGATGTACCAACGACTCCCTCAGGGGAACAATCAGCGGCACCAGTATCGCCAGCCGTAGCCCGTGAGGCTGCTGCTTTCGAGAACCATGTCACCCAGAACAACGTAGCCATCCCCGAGAATTTCAAATCGGTGGGTGACTGGTTCAACGCGCTCAAGTCAGCGCAAGGCGAGTACACCAAGGCTCGCCAAGAAATCGCAACACTACGTCAACAGGTAGCACCTGTGGCAGCACCAGTGGTACCAGCTCAGGAGCAACCGGTCGGGGAATCAATCCCGTCGATTCCAGAGGAACTGCGTATCCCGGAAGCGCCAAAGGCTCCACCAGTTGACGAGACGAAGACAGGTAAGGAACAGTTGACGCAGGAGGAGTGGACCAAGTATTCGACCGAGTTTGCTGTCAGTAACTCTCTAAGTGAGACTACGCTGGCAGAGATCAAGGCGAAGACTAATCTACCCGACTTCGTCATCCAAGATTTCCTTCAGGGCCAGAAGGCCCGTCTTCAGCAAGCTTATGCAGAGGCAGCCACCCGCGTCGGAGGAAAAGATACACTTGCCAAGGTCTTTGATTGGGCCAGCAAGAATCTCTCCGCAGCAGAACAGGCCAACGTCAACGCATCGCTTGCGTCACCTTCATGGGAGATGACACTTCTAGGTCTTAAGGCTAAGTTTGACCAAGCCGCCTCGAAGCTAACCTCCAACGAACCCGTAAAGACAGGGGCAAAGGCAGTAGCCGCCGTTCAGGCAGTCACTACCAACAACATGCCTTATGCCTCCAAGGGTGAGTTCCTCTCAGAGCGTAATGATCCGCGCTTCGCCAAGGATCAAAAATTCCGTGCGGCAGTCGAAAATCGAATGAGCCGCACAAACTTCAACACTCTCTAAATAAGGATAATTTTCAATGGATGACCTTTCAGCATCAGCTTACCGTACAGTTATGACAGCAGCGGTTTCCGGAGGAGTAGCTGGAGCTAACAAGCTCTGGCTCTCAGTATTCTCAGGTGAGACTCTCGCCGCCTACGATCAGGCAAACATCTTCGAGCAGCTCGTTGACCACAAGGTCCTAAGCGGTGGAGTTTCATACGAGTTCCCAATCACGGGTACCGTCAGCCTTCTCGCAGCGTGGAACGCCGGCGTTGAGCTTGGTGGCGGAAGCGGTACTAACGCCTCTTCTACTATTGCAATCAAGCTCGACAAGCGCCCAATTGCGGCACACTTCGAGATCGACAACATCGACCTCATGCAGACCCAGTGGGAATTCCGAGCCGAGCTAGCTCGCCAAGCTGGTCTCGCTCTCGCCAACGCACGTGACAAGCAGATCGCTGCTTACATCGGTCGCGCTGCTGTTGAAACCATTCTTTCAGCTAGCGCAGACCCACGCGGTCTTGCGGATGGTCCAGTATTCCTCTCAGCTACCTTCCGGGACCTTGGTGCTACAATCAACGCCTCCGCTGACGGCGCAGCGCGTTCAGCTGCTGCACTAGATGCTCTCAAGGCAGCAGAAGACTTTGTCGTATGGCTCCAGAGCATCAACGCCCCAACTGATGGCGTTTACCTCGCCGTTACTCCACGCGCGTTCCAAGACATTCGTGCTCTTGGTGTTGCTCGTTCAGAGACTGCTACTGCGGCTACAAGTATGCAACCAATGTTTGGTGGCGTTGCAATGTCAGGAGGTCTTGGTGCATCCCTAACTCAGGGTCTAAACAACCTCTCTGACTCCCTTGATTACATGGGTGTCAAGATCATCAAGAGTAACCACCTTCCAATCGCCAACTATGCAGATGGTTCAATTGGTGAACTACGTTACTGCCTAAAGTTCGGTGACGCCGGCTGCGTTGGTCTCATCTTCCAGAAGAGTTGCGTTGCTTCTCTCAAGCTTCAAGGTCTCAAGATGGATACCGTTGATGACGTTCGCCGCAACACAACCTTCACGGTTGCTAGCGCCATGAACGGCACAGGCGTCCTTCGCCCAGAATGCGCTGCTATGCTTATTGGACGAACCACCGCAAACACAGCCGCAGACGCCACCCTGCTATTCAATTCCGCCGCTTCTAATGCCGTCTCCACATCTGTTGATGCCGCTAACGTTGGTGGATCAGAAGCTGGAGTCGCACGTGGACGCCTCAAGACTCTTCTCGGTACCAACTTCGCAGCTGAATTCATTGTTACTGCATAAGATTTGTTCCCATACACCAACACTTGATGTTGATGTGTGAGAGTATGTAAGATGTGGTTTCGTACTCCCCTTCCCAGAAGGGACAAGTGATCGTCAGCATCTCCTCGCAGTAACCTGCTGCGTTGTATCCGGCTGCTCCCCGAAAGGGGAGTGGCTGGTTTCCCAGTCAAACACGTTTCGTACCTAAACATCCAACAAAGGATGGAATACCCCTAACACAAGGATTACCCACATGGGTTACCTCAGCAAGCTAAACGCAGTTAATCTAATGCTTCTCGCCTCGGGCGAGTCGCTAGTCGCAGATCTACAAGAAGCATCAGGCATCGACACAGGCATCTCGGAGTTCCTATTGGATCAGGCCAGCCTAGACCACCAGCTTCGTGGTCTAGTAGAGAACAAGATCACCCGCAAGGTAGTACTAACGGAAGCAGGGGAGATCCTATTGGGATATCCTAACACCGATTACCTCGGAGTCTTGGCAGCATCTCTCGTAGTTCCAGTTCGGAACACAAACGGAGATATCATCCAAGTTCGCGTACAGGAGGGCAATCCCCCACGCCTATGGAACATGACAGACGAGACCCCGACCTTTGAGATTGGAGACTACTGGATTGAAACAGTAAACCTTCTTCATTGGGAGCAACTCGATACCGTAGCACAGCGAGCCGTCTTGGCCGACGCCATGCGCAAGTACCAGATGATGACGCAGGGCGATACTACTGCCGACAAGCTATATGCCGAACAGGTCATGATCTACAGGATCAAGGCCAAGGCAGATAATACCGCCAACGCTAACTATAATATCTTTTACAACAACCCAACCGCATTCGACGCTGTTAACCGTACATCAAACGGAAACCCACGATTGTGGAACGGAGGAGCCTAACATAAATGTCTAGCCCTACTTCAATCTCTATCCAGACTCTATCGTCTGGCGTAGGGCGACAGCCCATGTCCAAGCGGACACCCTACGAAGCACAGAATCTAGACAACTGTCTAGTGTCACTAGAGAAGTCAGTGGAGAAGCGCCCGGGGTTCGAGGTACTATCGTACTCACCTGCGGTGTTTGATCTTTCTTTTCTACCTGTAAACCTTGACCCACACTTTGAGTGGTTCACTCTAGATAACGACAATCGCTTCTTGATCATCATTGATCGAGCCGCCCCCACAACAGCCTCTACTCTTTATTATGTAATTCAGGTAGATGGTGATAAGTGGACAAATGTAACCCCAGACTTTCAGTGGGACCCAGCAGATCCTGCTCTTGTGTGGGATGGCGTTACCCCACCAACCGAGAACAGTACACAGATTGCCTTGTACAACAACGCAGTGAGTACCGTATCTCCGGGACAGACCGTTTACCAGCGATATACCCAACTACTAACTGGCGGTATTCTCGATGTGAATTCCCGTAACTATCTAACCCACGGTACGGGAGACACTCGAGATATCCTAAAGACAATTCACTTTGGTTCCAGTGTAATCTATTTGAATACACACGTCTACGCTGGATTTACCAGCGGTACCAATGGATACACCGTTGATAACTACGGGTTGTCTACTCTAACTACTGACCTAATTGGACAGAAGGTAACCTACTACAGCGCACTAAAGGTTCGACGAACTACCGATGGACGGTTCTACCCACAGGGTACAATCTTGGCACCGGGAGATGAATGGGATACTACATTTATTGCTAAGTATATCCCAGTTGATACCTATGTCTATGGATCTTTCGAGGCCCCTTGGCTTGGTCAGTCCGTAGAGAACTTTGGGGAGCTTCGGCTTCCACCCGGCAAGAATGATTTCTATGCAAACAACTCCGAGCTAGACGAGGCACCCGCCGATACCTCAGCTCGGGATATGCTTGCATTGCTATACGACCCAGCTACTGTCTTTGCAGATGGAGAAGGTGTATCACCTGTTGACGGACGTGGAAAGATCTACTTCTGTAATGCAGCATACCTATCTCTAGACCCCGGCTATTACCGTATCGTAAACTTCCCAACTAGCGAAACGTCAGATCTAGCTTCGCTCGTTGGAACAGGTAAGCCGTACACCCAAAAGGTACGATCACCTGACAACTGTTCGGTGATTGATCAGGGCCGAATGCCACAGCAACTATCATGGGATGGTATCAAGTTTACCTTGGCCCCCATTGATTGGGCTCACCGCACTATTGGAGATCGAGTAACCAATCCCGGGCCATCACCATTCCTCAACGAGGACATGGAAGCCCGCCACGTTCGCCTTACAGCCATCTGTAACTTCCGTGATCGCTTGTTCCTAGCTGCGGGAGACGTTGTCTTCAGCAGCCAGCTAGGTGTACTCAACGACCTCTGGATCAAAGACCCAAGTAACATTGGCGTATCTGATCCAATCGACGTCCGCGCAGCAAGTAACCTATATGCTGAGATCACCGCCATGCTACCGTTCGATAAGTACCTCTTCCTTAATACGAAGGGCAGTATTCAATTCGAGCTTAAGGGTGACAACGGACTAATCTCCCCACTAACTGCGGAGATTTCCCAGACTACCTTCTACACGACCCTTGATCTAGTATCACCACAGGTTCTTGGATCTCAGATTTACTTCTGGGATAGCGGGCGACTCTACGTATACCTGAATCAAGACAGCCGTCAACTCAACACGGCAATCGAAGTATCCTCAACGGTTCGTGGTTATCTACCAGCCGATATCGAGGCAACCTGTACAGCCAATGCACAGTCATATGTCATTGGTGTAGATGGTAATAGTAGATCTGATGTTTACATCTACTGTAATAGATTCTCCGGTGACCGAATTGCACAGAGTGCATTCTGGCGCTACCGTCTAGACACAATGGACTCTATTCGTGGAGTCAATGTTTGGAATGAGCATCTCTATGCAGTCAGTAGGCGTGTATCAGACACAACCTCATGGTATATCATGCGAACCAAGTTAGAGTCCGAGGAACTAAACGTACCTCGACTAGACTACCTATCACTGCTCGCGCTATCAGATAAGAACGTTCAATCTGCCGGTCTTACTAACACCCTAACCATTCCTTACAGTATGCCATCTGAGGACGTTGTAGTTGTTCTTAGTGACGACTTCGGAGACGACGCCTTGTCAGTATACCCAGCTAGCTCAATCCTTGCACAAGGAAACAGCACGGTACTAACAGTACGTGGTGTAAACCTTTACAGCCATCTAGGTAAGAGGATATATATTGGGTCTAAGTTCCAGATGCTGATCGAGCTATCAACTCAGTTTCAGCGAGACCAAAACCTAAACATCATGGAAGGCGTACTCAACCTAAAGACGCTCACTGTACGACACACCAACACTGGTGCTTATACAGTGCAAGCTATTAGGCGTGGCCGTTCCGCCACCCTTGACACCACCTTCTCTGCCACAAACCTAGAAGGTCTTATTTACATTCAACCAGATGGGGTACTCGCAGCCAAGATCTTTGGCTTTGCTGAGTCAACCGTAGTGAAGATCCTGAGTGACTCACCGGCTCCCTGCAACATTACACAACTAGAGTTCCGTGGGATTTATTCCCGCAAGAACTCATCACTAAGGTGACCAATGTCTACAAACCTAACCACGGTGACCGTGACACAAGTTGGTACGTATGCTCTACCAATCTCATATTCAAACATCACGCTATTAACTTCAATTGATAAGTCAGAACAACTGATTGTCCAACGGACCAGCATTGCTGACATTATGAGTCTAGACCTAGACTCAGCTGAGTATGTTTCATTCGGACGTATCCCCTCAGCGTGGATGACGTTTGATGATACACACCGAACCATCACATCTATCTACATCCCACCGGGTAGCGTTGCTACCTTTACCGATGGAACAACCGCAGCGATTCCGGCCCTAGAGGCAAATGAGCCACTACAGATTCAACGCCGCACTATGTATGCCGAGCCATACATTGAGTGGGTATCCGGAACACGAATCACATCTGATCAGCTTAACGCAAATACCGAGCAACTACTTGGTATTATCCAAGAGCTACGAGAGCAGATTGATTACTTGATGTCCCGCGACGTCACGTCTGTTCATAATCCAGTAACCGAAAACCTAGACATGGCTGGTTTCCAAATCCTTGGACTACCAAATATGGCGACTGGGCAAAACCCAGTAACTAAAACCGACCTAGAAACATTCGTTACTGATCTTTACGGAGTACCAAACGGTCTAGCTACCCTAGATGGATCTGGAACTGTACCAACATCTCAGATCCCCGGAGCAGTTGGAACACTACCGAGTACTTTCTTCGCCCAGAACACAAAGCCAGTTCGCTCAACGAGCGGTTCTGGACTCTTTGACTGGGGCAGCCTGTGGTGGAATGCCACGAATGGTCGACTCTACATTTATATTCAAGACGACCGATATGCTGGTCTTCTATTGTCTTATAACGGTGAAGTCGGTTATTGGGTTGACATCAGCTCAAACATCTAAAGGATACACATGCCATATAACCTAAACTTCCCAGATGATCCAACTGATGGACAACCATTCACTGGAACAAATGGAATTACATACATCTATTCGTTATCTAATAACGCATGGACTGTAAACACAACGGTAGCAACCGGAGTGGACAACGTTACTGATCGAGACGACGTCATGGTAAAGCTGAATCGGGTGGGCGGTGTAATTAATACACTGGTTCCAGCTCTCGGCTTTACACATAACGATCAGGGTACTGTAAAGATCAAGGGTGATGACACAAGTCACATCCTTGATATTGCAAACTCAGCCGGAACAATCCTCAACTACTTCAATCGTGTTGGTATACTAAACATTGCTGGTAAGTCATATTACTCAGCATTAGAGCCATCCGTATCGGGATCAGATTATACTGGTTGCTTGTGGATTAACTCCACTACAACAGAACTATTCCACTGGAGTGGCACCGCATGGGTTGCGGTTGGATCAGGAGTATCACTCGGTGGAGTCCAGACCGTCGCTGGCGCAAAGACATTCAGTTCCGATGTTGCACTATCTAGTGCGGCCTCCATCATTGGCTCAGGCTCATCTAAAGCTATCAACCTAAAGCCAACCACATCTGGATCGGTTGCAACCACCTCATTTACCTTAACGACTACCGACGCTACATTCGCTCCGGCTGTCTCTGTAGCCTTTAGTGCAATCAACACCGCAACGGTATCTACCGTTCTAGTTGACATGACCACGGCACAAGTAGTAAACGGAATCAAGACCTTTAATGATGTGGTGCAGATTGGTGACAGCATCCTATATACCGGAGCTACAAGCACCAACTTCAATATCTCGAGCAACAGCGGTACTGGAGATACTTCTACGGCTAATATTGTTCTGCGTAGCAACGCCAATGCCAATAGCCGATACATTAAACTTAATGAGAAGGCTAGCACAACCAACGGCGTAACGATTCGACCAAAGGACCCAGCGGGACTTGGACGAGTATACATTGACGGTAACGTCTACATTGCTGGTACCCTAGACCTATCCGGTGCCCTTACAGCTTCAGCCGGCTTTGCCGCAGTAAGCAAGACAGTTGGATCGCTAAAGGCCGCATCCGGCACAGTGTCAGACTCCAACCGAATTCCATCCCCAATCGGCTCACTTACCTTCTCTCAGTCAGTTGGTACTCCTGGAAATGAAAACGCCGGATACATCCGAGTGTTTAATACAGGTAGTGCAAGCGCATCTTTCTATGTTACCCGTCACCAACTCATGCTAACTGGGTTTCCTGCATTCAGCGAGCGAAAGATTACCCTACCAGCCGGCCAGTATTTCAGGGTCGGTGTCTCCACTGGTCACTACTTTGAAACGGTGAGCCCAACAACCGGTCAGGAAAATCTCCTATACGGAAACTCCGCTACCGCCTTTGATCTACTAGGAACGGAGAGCCAAAGCCTTGTCATTACTTTCTCACTCGCTTCCTGAGATCGTTACAGCAACGTCTCAACCAGTGGGTGTTACCGTAGAGCAGCTTATCTTCGTTATCGGAGGAGTATGCATCCCTATCATCAGCGCCGTTTTCTATGTCGTGAGTAAGATCTCATCACTGGAGACACGGCTACAAGCTATTGAAGAACTACGCACCCAAGAAAAAAACAATCTCATGTTTCGTCTTGCGAAAATCGAAGACTCAAACCACAACATCCGCAACGACCTCCAAGCCCTCGCCTTGATGTTTGCGCGGGGAGAATACAATGATCGTAAGAACCACCCTATGCGTGATGATGCTTAGTCTGACTGGCTGCTCTGCGGTCACCGAGATCAACAAGAGCGCCAACGGCATCACATCTATCGCGCAGCAATCTAAGGAAAACTTTGAAGGAATCCGAGAAGCCGTCGAAGCAAGTCCCCCCCGACTCGCCGAAGCCACCGAAAGATCCAATCAAGGGATTCAACAACAGGCCGAGATCATTAAGAAATCCCAAGACATCCTCGAGACAACCTCGCAGGTAAAAGACATCGTCCCATGGTGGGCCCAGCTAATGGAGATCATCTTCATTAGTGTGGGCCTACTAGGTGCGGTGATCGGTGCTTGGTATCTCGGACTCGGTACCCTATTCTGTAAGCTCATCGGGTACATTCCCGAACGAAAAACTAGTCAAGCAAGTATCCTAGCGGATGCTCTTGATGATAGCAACCCCACCACACTCCGTGAGGCGGTTGCAGCACTACGCGGCCAAGATCCACAACTGGATATGGCCTTTAAGAAACGAAAGAAGCAACGTGCCTAACTATAAACGGGTTAATCCCATTCCGGCAAAGAAGTCACTGGATGTAGGAATTCGTTCCGTTCTAAGTGATGATGGTTTGTCGACATATCTGGTACTCGGTACCGGTGAAATTCAACACATCCCCCTAGTGGAGCCGGCATTCGTCATCCTCGATGGGGAAGCTGCTGCTAGCACCCTTACCAACGATCAGGATGGTGGGGATGCCGTAGATCCAGTTACATACGTAAGAGACATTAACGGAGGTACAGCCTAATGGCAGACGACATCATTAGAATCAGGCGAGATAACCTCGCAAATTGGACAACTGTCAATCCAGTACTTAGCGTTGGTGAGATCAGCTATGATACCACCTCTGAGGAACTGCGTATTGGCGACGGCACAACTGCTTGGCTTTCACTGCCAGCCGTTGGAGCCGGCGGTGGAGGCGGTGGTGGTGGCCCATCATCGACCGAAGCACCAAAAACCGCATCATATATTGTACGGACAGCCGATGGAACACTCACTAACGAGACCGTCCTTGGTAGTCTTGCAACAGGAATCCTAAAGAATACCACCACAACTGGTGTGCTAACCATTGCTACTGGCACGGATCTACCGAGCCACAACCATACCGCAGCGGCCATCACATCGGGCATTATCAACTATGCCCGTCTAGGTTACGGTACACCAACCTCTAATATGGTTCTTAATGGAGATCAGGATTGGATCATGCTTGGCCAAGACAACCTCGTTGTTGCTGAGCCAGTAGTCCCCACCGATGTTACCACCAAGAACTATGTTGATCAAGCCGTTGGCCTTGGTTACGAAACCGTTCTCGGTATCATCAATGAACCCGGCGGAATTGCCGGCCTAGATGCCAGTGGTAAGCTTTTGTCAAATGCTTACGTAGATCTGGTAGATGGTATGGCAACCACTGCATACGTTAGAGAAGATAGTGGACCATCCATTGGAACATACATTGATGATCACCTAGATGTTCCCAACTACATTGCAAAGCTAGATTCAGATAAACGAATCTCTGCTTCATCACTACCAGTAGCTGGTATTTCTATGAGGAATCTAAAGTATTCCGAAAGAGATAAGGCAAACACTGGCCGAAACATTATTAGAACAATGCACACTGACGGTACTTCCGTTGGTGATTTTGTGTGGTCTACTTACTCAGCAGTAGACCCCCTAGCTAGTGCTACTCTGGTTCATACTGATACTCATTCGTATATTCAAACAGAGGAAAATCAGAGTGGTTCTGTTGGAAGAGTGCGGCATTGCCATACTGGCTATTCTGGCATTAACCCAGACATGAAATTAGATGATTGTCCTAAAGAGTTTAAAGCACATGTAAAATATGATGGAGCGTTAAACAACTCTACAGTAGCTTCTGTCGGTTTTCATGGTACTCATGGTACAAGGTCACAGCTACTAGCTTGCTTTGATTGTTTAGGTACAACCAATTGGTGGATGCGAGTAGTTATGGGTTATACTGAAACACCATCAGATAGAGGCATTGTTGGAAGTTACGAAAATGTAGTTTACTTTGCGGATACTGGAATTCCAGTAAATCAGTTTACCCGACTCGGTATCCGTATTGTTCTGAACGAAAATCCAAGAGACCTTTCGACTGGAAGCGGAGTCGCAGATGGTATTTATTTCTACTCAGAAGTACCTCAAGCAGCTGGGTCGGAGGGAAGTTACAAAGATTATGTCGAAACAGGTTTAGGATCATACCTTCTAACTGGACCAATTGTAGACGTATTTGGGGCTGATCCTCACGCTTATGTTGGTCTTGAACTTCGACAGAGAAATGAAGGAACAAACAAGTCTAGTCAAAAACTGTACTTCAAGGATATGACATATCTTGAGTACAATGGTTATTCCCAGTTTGCCCCTATCGCCCACACCCACACTCTAGCCGACCTTACCCAAAGTGCAGCTACGGATGGACAGGTTGTAACATGGAACAACACAGCATTGGCTTGGCAACCAGCTACACCTTCGGGTGGTGGCGGTGGTGGTGCTACGACGCTTGATGGCCTTACTGATGTAACCATCACAGGTGCAACCACTGGTGACACGTTGTATTATTCAGCTACAGCCCCAGCTGGGTGGACAAACCAAACCAGAACAAACTATATGAATGGCTACACACTTGCGTATCCTTCATTAACTTGCCCCCCACTTCAAACGGGTTCAAGTAAACTCCTATGGTGGAATGATGATCTGGGGTTAACAAGAACCATTACACCTAGTGGTACTGGTATTGCATCCCTTACCCTAGACGAAACAGCCAACACTATG